TAAATTGGGGATTGGGTTTATGTTCCAACAAGACTTGAATTCCAACCTGTTAAACGGCCACATCAAGTCCATCCAGTACTACCCACGCCAACTAACTAATACACAGCTACAGGAGCTAACAACATGAACGACGAACTAATCGTTGAAGACGCAGTAGCTCCAAAGAACGACTTCTATCTCAAGCTAGATGCTGAGGCGTCTATGCCATCAGTTCTCTCTGCCTTCTACAAGCATGACTACAGCACAATCGTAGACCCTGAGACAGGCGTAGAGAGTACACAGATAGAGGGTGAGCCTTACTTTGTCAGTAGTACGGCAGACTATGCTATCGACGTTGTAGGGGTCTTACATGAGGCCACAGGCAACACCCTCACAGATGACGATGGTATGGAGTATCCTGAGGTGGCAGCATTAGACGGTTGGCATGTGAACATCCGCCTATCTAGCGATGCTATGCGGGATGCTGTCGAGGCTCTTGATGTATCACATGGTGTTACACCTGATGCGCCTCGGCGTGTCTGGCTCTGATGAGCGTAGAGCAATGGCACTTGTCCAAGAGTGTCCCCGCATCCCTCCTCCTCGGCCTAATCACACAGGCCGGGGCAATCGTCTGGACAGTCTCCATGATGATGTCTGACATTGAGCGTAACCGTAGTAGCATAGCATCTGTCAGTAACCGCCTCAGCGAGGTGGAGACGATGGTGCAAGCGCAGGCCGTATCAATGGCTCGGATCGATGAAAACATCATGCACATCCGCCGCTCTGTGGAGCAGATGGCCACTAGACCCTAAGGATTACAAAATGGAAAAGCAGATAATACCCGGCCTCATGGCCGTGGTTCTAGGCTTGGCTGGATGGAACTTAAAACAGACACATGACCTGTCGATCAAAGTTGCAAACGTCCAAGTGCAACAGACCGACCGAGAAGTCCTTCAAGACATGCGTATGAGCATCCAGAGATTGGAGCTTTTGCTGCTTGAGGACGCAATGCGAAACTAAGGAATAAACACATGACAATCGCAATGGAGCGGGTTCTGGCTTGGAAGCTGATGCCCCGTCTAATGATGGCTGTGATGACCCTAATGTATGTGCAGGTTTTGCACTGGTTCATGGGTCTATCCCCAGACGCAATGACATCACAAGCAACCGCACTGACAGCCACAGTAACTGGTGCAATGACTGGTGGATTTGCCGCTTGGTTAGGACACGAGAAATGATTGCACAACTAATTGGCCCGGTCACAAGTCTCCTCGACAAGTTCGTGGAAGACAAAGACCAGAAGGCAGCCCTCAGTCATCAAATAGCAACGATGGCAGAACGCCACGGCCAGGAGTTGGCACTCGCACAGCTGGCAGTCAACAAAGAGGAAGCCAAGGGCAACTGGTTCCAGTCCTCTTGGCGTCCCGCCACGGCTTGGGTCTGTGTGATGGGCATGGCCATTAACTTCATGATCTCACCGCTCTTGGCACCATGGGACATCAACGTGCCACAGGTGGACACAGCAACCATGATGCCCGTGCTCATGGGCCTCCTTGGATTAGGCACACTGCGCACCTTTGAGCGCACTAAAGGAGTAGGCAAGTGAAAGATAACTTCGAGCAATCACTGAAGATGATCCTCCACCACGAAGGCTTATATGTGAATCACCCGAGTGATCCGGGGGGGTCGACTATGCGTGGTGTAACCCAAGCAGTCTGGGAAGACTGGGTAGATCGACCCGTCACTGAGGAAGAGATGAAGTCTCTCACGGTGGATGATGTAACTCCCATCTACAAGAAGAACTACTGGGACCGCATCAAAGGTGACGCACTGCCTTCTGGCGTAGACTTTGCTGTCTTCGATCTGGCCGTCAATGGTGGCACAGGCCGTGGAGCCCGTATGCTTCAGAAGGTTGTAGGTGTTACACAAGATGGCGGCATCGGCCCCCAGACATTAGGCGCTGTAGCGCGTATGAACCCTGTAGATATCATCGAGCAGTACGCCGTCGAGCGTGAGGCCTTCTATCGGCGCCTAAAGACCTTCGACACCTTTGGCCGTGGTTGGCTCCGGCGTAACGAAGAGACACGTCTAGCCGCCCTCAAGATGGCTGACAAATAACCCTGGTGGGCCAACTCCCATCAGCCGCAACGCTAGTGGGCGGCATAGGGATCCACTAGCCAACCGAAAGGAGGTCATCCATGATCAGTGGAATAGGTTTCCCAATCAGCGAACTAATCATAGTTGGACTATTAGTCGCCATAATGATCCGCCAGAAGTGATACCTGGTAAACTATTTTAAACATCGGTCGCACATCGGAAGCGATCGGTGTTTTTTCAACTGGTTAGCTTAGGGTCCCCTTTATACGAAAGTTCTTGTGATTAGGGCATCCGTTGACTATACTTGGGACACGATCGATGCTCCAGGCATCGTTGGTTAGAGCAGCGGAATCATAATCCGCGTGTCCGGGGTTCAAGTCCCTGTGCCGCTACCAACCCACGATGTCATCGGAACCCATCGGTCCTAACCTAAAGTTGGAGACTGAAGATGACGAAGTATTATACCCTAGTAATTAACACCGGCGAAGGCTGGGAAGACGTATTTGGTGACTACAGCGCCAAGGCTTGCCGCGAAGAGTTCGCCTACAGCTACAATGAATACACCCACCCACACTTTGACCGTACCTGGCGCACCAGTGATTCTAAGGTCGTCTGCACTGATGGTACAGCGGCTGACCTGATCGCCTGCTTGGCTCACATGAACCGTGAGGTGGCAGCATGAAGATCTCTGATTTCCTCAACACCCATGCGCACCGCATCTGGACCGGCAAGCACCTGAAAGAGAGCCAGGCGAAGATAAACCTGCTGCTGTCCCACAGTGACAACGCGAACAAGAACCTGGAAGACCTCCGGGCTCCTGACATCATCGAGTTTGACCACTGGCTTCAGGAGGAGCGTGGTCTGTCTAAGAATACCTGTAACCACTACAAGGCGGCCATCGGTGCCCTCTACGGGTATGCGGTGGACTATGAGGCCATCACACCTGACCAGGTCCCACGGATGAAGTTCCACAAGGTAGACAGCACCCGCATCCGTTACTTCACGGACCTGGAGATCAAACGTGCGTATGACTTCTTTGCTGGCCATAAGCACAGCTGGGTGATGCACTTCTTCACGATCGGCCTTAACACCGGCATGCGCCTGGGCGAGATCCAGAGTGTTACACCTGAGATGTTTGTGGAGATTGACGGCGAACTGTTTGTAGCTCTTAGAGACACCAAGAATGGCGATGACCGACAGGTGGCTATAAACGAGGCAGCCCGGTTAGCTTTTGACGCCCTGGACCGTGAGCCCTCTAAATACTTCCGCCACCGCCCGTTCTACAACACCTGGGGAGACGTGCGCTACACAGTCTTCAAGGGTGATGAAACAGCGGTATTCCACGTCACACGTCATACATACTGCACCACCCTGGTGAACGACCTGAACGTCAATGAGTTCATGGTTATGAACGTCATGGGCCACCGGGACCCTAAGACCACCAAGAAATATGTCCACATGAAGACGGGTGAGGCCTCAAGCATCAACGATCGTATAAACCACCTGTATCAGAGGGGGATTGCAGGATGATTGATGACACTCTGGAAATCTTCTTAACTTTGATCGAAACTCTTCTTTTCAGCCTTGTAATGATACTTCTCATCATATTTCTAGGCGTTCTTACTTGAAGAAACAGTTACTATAAGACCTTATAAAATATAATAATAATACAATGGCTTAACTTAGGGACCCCTCTAGAGCAACTTAGGTTAGCCAGCACGGGAGCAGATAGATGACAGGCACTGAAATACCAAGCACTAAGAAACCCAGAACACCTCAAGAGGCTAGAGAAGCCCAAATGGTTACTAAGGGTCACCAAAGATACGAAGATCGACAAAAGAGACTGAAGGGCTCCCAGACAGATGCGGGTCATGATGTCATAACCAAAGCTCTCACTGAAGTGGCCCAAGTTATATCCAAGCTGGTGGACTTTGAAATAAACAGGGTCCAGTCAGGCCAGGGAAAACCTAGCACCTGGATCGAGGAGCTCAAAGAGCATGACCCACTGGTCTTAGCCTACTTAGGTTTAAACGTATGTTACGACAGTGTCGTCACTGGTCAGACTTATGCCAGCACTTTGGCCAACATAGGTGCCCGTATTGAAAACGAGAGTTTCTCTAAGGGTCTAAAAGAGTATGACCAACAGCTACATAAACGCTTGGTCAGCCAGGTCACCAAGGCCCACTCTTCAGACCGCTACCGCTTCAAGGCAGCAAGGATAATCTCTAGCAAAGAGGGCTATAAGCCAGATCGTTGGTCAGGACCTGCAAAAGTGTCTATCGCCAGCCCTGTCATCAATGCCATCCTAGAAGGCTGTGATATCTTCATGATTACGCAGACGGATGTCGCTAAGTATTCTGGGAAGAAACTAGAGGTACACACCAACCGGCACCTCAGTCTGACTGATAGTGCAGCGCAGAAGATCTCTGAGAGAACCTTCGATGCATCTTGGGCGAGCCCTATGTATGGCCCTTTGGTCATACCCCCAAAGCCTTGGACATCTTTTGACACGGGCGTCTACCAAGACGAAACCCTTGCCGCTTTGGTCCCCTTGGTTCGGAAGTCTACAAAAGAGCAAAGGCTGGCCATCAAGCATGACTTTGAGAAAGGGACACCAGGCTATGTCAGAGCTTTAAATGCGCTACAGGCAACGCCGTTACGTCTCAATGAGGATGTCTATCATGTCATCCGTTGGTTGCAGGCTGAGAACAAAACCTATTCTGAGTTCCCGTCTTTAGCCCCACCTGAGAAAACACCTTTTCCAGATAACCCTGCGGATTATTCTGAAGAGTACCTTTTGCAGATCAAAAAGGACCGCAAGAAGTGGCATGAGGATCGCCGGGAGGCGGTGACCAATGCTGCTGTCTTAGACGAAGATCTGCGGTCTATGGAGGGCCTCAGAGGCATCGATGAGTTTTGGCTCGGATGGTCTTTTGACTTTCGTGGTCGTATGTACCCGATCGGTAACTACAACTACCACAGGGCAGACCATATCAAGGCTTCGTTTATGTTGGCTAATGGTAAACCTCTCGATGGCCCAGCGCAGGGATGGTTGATGATCCAAATTGCCAATGTTGGAGACTTTGATGGTATCTCTAAGAAGTCCCTGGATGATCGCATTGACTGGACCTTACAGAACGAAGAGATGATCTTGGCTTGTGCTGATGATTACCAGGCTACCTTTGATGTCTGGACCCAGGCTGACAAGCCTATGCAGTTCCTGGCTGCCTGCTTTGAATATCGGAAGTTCGTTGACCAGGGTGAAGATTATGTCTGCCACCTTCCAATCTCACTCGATGGCACCAACAGTGGCACTCAGCACTACGCCCTGGCGCTACGCAACTACGAGGACGGCCTGAGGACAAACCTGGTCCCCTCTGACCACTGCTTCGATGTCTACCAGATTGTGGCTGATGAAGTTCAGAAGGCTCTAGAGTTAGACGGGAGCCCTGAGGCGCAGCATTGGTTGTCCTATGGCATCACCAGGAAGACGGTCAAACGCAATACCATGTGCTATGGCTACTCTTCTGTCCAGCGTGGGATGGGCGACCAGATCATCGAGGATCTTATGTCTCCACTACAGCGCCAGGTGGCCTATAAGCAAATCGAGGAGCACCCGTTTGGCGACAAGGCTGACCAGGGTAGGTATGCTCGGTTCCTAGCCTCCGTAAACTACCAGGTGATCTCTCAGACACTATCGAGTGTGGCCGCTGGGATGAAGTTTCTTCAGAGCTACGCTGATGCCCTTGCTCGGGAGCAGAAGTCGGTGCGCTGGACATCCACTTCTGGTTTCCCTTGCGTCCAAAGATACACGAAGTCGAAGGCACAGCGTGTGCGGATCTTCTTGTATGACCGGGAAGCCAAGCTGCGTAAGCAGACCAGGGTCAATCTACAGACAGACACCAATGTTTATGACACCCGTAAAGCCAGGTCGGGGGTAAGCGCCAACTTCGTACACTCGCTCGATGCAGGGCATATGTCTCTGTCGATCCAGATGGGTTTAAACCAGGGGATCAGTGACTACTTTCTGATCCATGACAGCTTTGGCACTAACTGTTCGGATACATGGGCTTTCTATCATTGTATCCGGGAGAGCCTGGTGGACATCTATGATGACACCTGTGTCTTTAGCCGGTTTGAGAAAGAGTGCCGCAACCGCCTGGCGAACCCTGACATGGATCTTGAGAGTGTTCCCGAGTTTGGCTCACTGGACATCTCCCAGGTGGTCAACAGCGAATACTGTTTCAGTTAAATCCCAACCGCCAACTAAGTTTATCACAGTTGGGTTTTTGACAATCGAGAAGACCATAAGGGCTGCCTCCGGGTGGCCCTTTTTCTATGTGCTCGGACCTTAGGGACCCCTCTAGATACAAACCAAATCTGTATCGTTGGAAACTCTAAAGGAGAGACAAATGACTAAAGTTAACTTTGTGACTAAGGCTGGCCACGCTCAATATGCTTGGCTTCAACCAGGTCGCCCTGACACCGCTTTCGATGCAGAAGGTAAGTACAAAACAAACCTGATCCTCTCTGCGCAAGACGCCGCGCCGTTGGTTGATGCAATTAAAGCTCTACGCAAAACCAGCACGAAGTTCACACCAAAGGACAATGTCTCGTTGCCTTTCTCTGTGGATGACGAAACCGGCGATATCACACTTAAAGTGTCCAGTAAGTTCCAACCCAAATATATGGATGCCAAGGGTAACCCGGTGCCGATCGACCAGGTTCCTCTGATGTATTCTGGGTCAACTTTGCGCCTTAGTGGTGCCATGGATGCTTGGTCCAAGGGTGCCAACCGTGGGATCGCCCTGCGTTTAGGCGCAGTCCAGATCATTGACCCTGTGTCTAGCGGCGGGTCTGCCGGTCAGTTCGATGCCGTGGACGGATATGAAGCCTCTGCTGAGACGTTCCCAGGTGGTGCTGCTGACTCTGACGACAATTATGACTTTTGATGCAGTGCGTATGTCTGGCGCAAGATCTACCGCCTATCGCCTCGGGTTCCGTTCAGGGCTCGAGGAGAAGGTCGCAGATCAGATAAAGAAAGCTGGGCTACAGGTTACATATGAGACCGACACGGTGATCTACAGGATCCCGGCTCGAGATCATAAATACACGCCAGACTTCAAACTACAGAAGCCTGGTGGTGGTTTCTTTTATTGCGAGACCAAAGGGTTATGGACAGTTCAAGACAGGGCTAAGATTTTACTCTGCATAGAACAGAACCCTGGTATCGACATAAGAATGGTATTTAGTAACCAGAACAGCAGGTTGTACAAGGGGAGCCCAACTACATACGCAATGTACTGCGAAAAGAATGGGATCAAGTATGCACATAGGTGGATACCTGATGACTGGCTGGAGGAAGCCAGACAAGGAGAGCAGGGGGTGGCTTAGGCTGCCCCCTTTTTCATTTTAACGGGAGAAACAAATGTCATTTGACCATCAAACTGACAGCGAGTTTGTGAGCCACGTCCCATGCGGTGCGTGTGGCTCGAAAGATAACGCTGGACTATACGACGACGGCCACACCTTTTGTTTCGGGTGTGGTCACTGGGAGGGCGAAGGAGAGCCTCCTGTGGGGGTTAAAGACAGGGGGCCTAAGCCTGGGCTGATAGAGGGTGAATATGCACCCCTGAGAGCCCGTAGGATCACTGAGGATACCTGTCGGAAGTTTGGATACACGGTTGGCAAGCACAACGGTAAGACGGTCCAAATTGCCACCTACCGCGATAAGACTGGCCGCCCTTGCGCACAGAAGCTGAGGACAGCCGACAAGAAGTTTAGCATCCTTGGTGAAGCAAAAGAGATGACCTTATTTGGGAGCCATCTGTTCTCCACAGGTAAGCTGACTATTTGCGAAGGCGAGCTCGATGCAATGTCACTCTCGCAAATGCAAAACCACCGTTGGCCCGTGACGAGCCTGCCGAATGGCTGTGCGTCAGCCAAGAAAGCAATCATGGCGAACTGGGATTATATCACCAGTTTCAAAGAGGTCATCCTGTACTTTGACAACGATGAACCTGGCCGGGCAGCTGCGATCGAATGTGCTGAGTTGTTGCCTGTCGGCTTGTGTAAGATTGCATCGATGTCCGAATACAAGGACGCCAACGAGGCCCTGGTCGCCGGTAACGCTAAGGCGGCTATCTCTGCCCTTTTTGAAGCCCGTGAGCACCGGCCAGATGGCATTGTGTCAGCCCACGACCTCCGCGATGTCATTGGTGTCAGCGATGCTGTCAGCCCCATCACATATCCCTGGGATGCACTCAACAAGATGAGCATGGGCCTGCGCCCAGCAAGTCTGGTGACTGTCATAGCTGGCTCCGGGGTGGGTAAGTCCACCTTCATCCGGGAGATCATGTATCACATCCAGCAATCTGGCTACCACGCTGGCATGATCATGTTGGAGGAGACGACCAAAAGGACGGCCCAGGGTTTGGTTGGTCTACACATGAACAAGAACATCACTGTGGATGAAACCTTGGCCACCAAAGAAGAGATCGAGGAGGCCTACGCTGACCTGCTAACGGGTGCGCCGTTCTATTTGTACGATCATTTCGGCTCGACCCAGCTCGATACGATCATTCAGCGCATCAGGTTCATGAACAAGGCGCTGGGCTGTCAGGTTATATGCCTCGATCACGTCTCAATCTTGGTCAGCGGCATG